TTACTGCTTGGGCGGCTTGCGCACGGGATAGATGACGGTCTCTCCGCCCAGCGGCATATCATCTGCGTGGATATAGGTGGGAGCTGTCCACTTAAGGATCAGGCGGCGGTCATCCTGCGGGCCTGCCCAGTAGTGATGCCAATGGCCGCGGCGGGCGTGCGGCCGCTTTTTACCGCCTGATGTGCTGCCGGTGGCGTCCTCGTCTGCCTCCGCGCGCGCTCTGGCACCGCGAATGGCCGCGCCCATGCGCACGCCGACATACTGCAGGTCTACGGTGCTGGCCTTGCCAACGTCGTTTGGCTTGGACGGGGCCTTGCGCACGTGCTTATGATCCGGCGCGGCAGCGATGTCCGCGCCGTCGGAGATGATGTACAGGATGATCTGGATGACGCCAAGGATGATGCGGCCGAGGGGCGCAAAGTCAGAGACGGCGCTGATGTCGACGCCGACATTTTCGCGCGTGCGGTCCAGCGTGGCGCGCACGCAGTCGCCGATCGTGCCGGACGGATCCAGATGCAGCACCTGCGGGACGGTGCCCTGCATATCATCGTACATCCACTGCACGCGCAGCTCCGTGGAGCTGTTGTTGACATCGTAGTCGATCCACGCAAAAAAGCCGTCGACACCGGGCAGCTCCGGGTGATGTGCCTTGACGTAGATGCAGGGGTACGGCAGGTGCAGCAGCAGGCCGACCGGCAGGACGTCGGTGTCCGCCATATCCTCCGCCTGGGCAAAAAGCATCTCGACCATGTCGTCGTCGACGGCGTAGATGATGCGGCTGCGACGCCACGCCCAGCAGGCCGTCAGCTCCGCCGACATGGCTGCGGCATCCAGGTCGCTTCGGCCGCGGGCGAAAGTAAGGTAGGTGTAGGCGGCGTTGATCGGCAGCGGGCAGTAGTCCGGCCACGCCAAGCCGTCCTCGCCGTTTGCGGCCGCGCAGCTATCAAGCTGCTGATAGGCATCCGGGTAGCTGCGCAGCCACTTGCGCAGCAGCGGCAGCGGGGTCTCTCGATCTCTCATGCTAGCACCTCCATCACAGTCCGCATTGCTTTGCAAGCAGCAGGCGCACATACGGCGGGCATTCTCGGCTCCCGGAGATCCACCCCTGCAGTGTGCGCAAAGGGATGGCAAAACGCGCCGCAAAGTCCGTCTGCGACAGGCCGGTGTGCTGCACGATCTCGTTGACGGTCAGGTGCGCGTAGCGCCAGATGGGCCGCAGCTCCGCAGCCAAGGCCGGAAGCTCGTCCTCGCTGGCACCAAAGATGTCTGACGCCGAAACGTCGGACGCGAACGCATCCGGGTCATCGTAGGCGGCGGCCTCCTGCAGCGCTGCAGCAAACTGCTTATCCGTGAGACCGTAGTGCTCATCCAGATCGTCTGCGCTGGCATAGATCCAGGCATGCGCAACATATGCCGCAGAGTATCCAGTCTTAGGGTCGCGGCGCAGCGTGATTGCAACATCGACACCGCCCTTGCCGCCGAGGATGCCCGGCTTGTATTCGGCGCGGTAGCCGACGATGGCGATGTACGACCTGCTAACGCCAGCGCACATGACGAGCTGAGGGAGACTCCCGTTGATTGCGTCTGTGAGTGTGGTGCCGCTGATCGTGTCCGGCCACTGGCTGCCGGAAACGTACACTTTGTACTCGTTTGCAGTGATGCCTTTGCTTATCATTGCGTTTTGCCTCCTTTAGTAGCCTCACGCCAGGCTGCCAGCGCCTTGGCATAGTTTTTGAGTGCGTCGGCGTCATCGTTGCTGATGCGGACCTCCGCATTGTCAACGTAGATGCGGTAGCCATAAGCCGCCGTGCCGTAGACCTTGCCGTTCCAGCGGCCGGCCGGGTAGCATACCGGCTTGACCGGCTCCGTGATGCCGGATGCCTCAGCGGCCGCGACGCGCTCGCGCTTGGCGGCGGCTTGTTTGGCAAGATACTCCGTGTCTACAATGCTATCGTCGATCACGGCGCCGAGCGCCTTCGCGCGCTCGATCTCGTCGTAGGCGTCCTCCTGCGGGACGACCTTGATCCATTTTTGCTCTCCGTGCTGGACGCTGTAGCCGTAGGTGATGTAGTCATCCGCAAATGACCAGCGGTACCCGAGCGCCTTAATGTCGTCCTTGCGCGGCATGGTGTCGCCGCCGAAAAACAGGACGACCGGCGTGTTGTCTTTGTACGGATAGCCGGTCATATGCAGCGTCAGGGGCAGCTCAGCCTCCGCTGCGTCGGCAGCCTCGCGCTCGGATGCCTTGCGCGCAGTGTAGCAAGCATCGCACTCATCAAAGTTTGCGGCTGCCCACGCCTCCCAGCCCTCCGCCTCGCGGCGATTGCGGCAGATTTTGGTGCGCGTAAACGTTGCGCCGCAGGTGGCGCAAGTACAGGTTGCATTTGCTTTTGCCATGATGATTTATCTCCTTTATTGTGTCCGAATGTGTATCCGCGCGAGATTACTCGTCGACCCAGCCCCAGAGGTCAAACCATGTGGTCGGGCAGCTAAGATTGTACGTGACGCCGGAGCCGGTGGCGTTATACACCTCGTAGTTGGCCTCCATGTAGCACGGCGCGCAGCCGTTGGAGCGGCGAGAGATGTCCGCGAGATCATCGAGCTCCGAGATCGGCTGCTCGGTCTCGAGATATAGTGCGTGTGCCTCGCTTGTGATTGGATTGCGGAGGATCTCCATGTTGTGCTTTGCCTGCAGTGCTTTTGCCTCGTTGCGTGTCATAGTTTTCGCCCTTTCCGGCCTGTTGGCCTGTCGTGTTTTCCCTTTTGATGGTTTAAGTATACGCTCAATGAGCGCAAATGTCAAACGTTTTTACGCTCATTTGGCGTAAAAAGATGCACAAAAATTGGTTCAGAAGTTGTGCAAAAACGCAAAGATCCCCGGAGGCAAGCCTCCGGGGATCTCCATAAAAACATGATTACTTTGTGAGCTGCTTGACGCTCTGGTTAAGCCCCGTCGCCGCCCAGCCGGACACGATGCCGACGGCGGCAGCGTTGAGCCAGTCGTGCGCCGGATAGTCCGGCACGCCCATCGCCCACGCGACGACGCCGAGGATCAGGCCGGCCGCGCCGCAGATGATGGGGATCCATTTGTCAGCCACGCTGGTGGCCTTGACGGCCATGCCCAGCAGATACGCGATGGCGGTGATCGCCGCCACAGATGCAATACCGAGTTCCATTTTTATCGTCCTTTCTTTTTTATTAATCCTGCGTCGGGAGCTGCAAAAATTTCGCATGGATATCGTCCATCACGCCGTTTGCGCCAAGCGTGTGGTAGTGCCCCCAACAATTTTCGAAATTTTGTCTTGCATAGATCGGGGCATAGCCCCGGTCGGACCATTTGTTGTAGTCGGATATCATTTGCGCCCGCAGCAGGGCCTGTACGCCCAGTTTGGTCGCCGCAGTGTCCGCGCGGTCATGCTTGATCTGCGCCGCCAGATGCCGGATCATGGCCAGCAGCGCTGCGATCAGCAGCGATGGCACGCCCAGCAGGCATAGCCACTGATATGTAGTCATCGGGCAGCATCCTCCATCATCCGCTGGCACACGACCAGCGTCCGCATCATATCCATGGACAAGCCCAGCTTGCCATCACCCACGCCAGCAAGCGCACCTTTATCCGCAAGCGCCTGCAAGCTGTCGAGCGCCCAGTCGGGCACATTAGTCACCTTGCCGTCCACGATACGGCCATAGCGCGTATCGCGCATACGCCACATGACGTATAACATCCGCAGCATATCGGCGGACAAGTCCAAATTACCGCCACCGACGCCGGAGATCAGACCTGCGTCCATCATCTCTTTGATCGTGCTGCGCGCCCACGCGGGCACGTCCTCGATTTTGCTGTATCGTACCATATCTTCTTCCTCCTCTTCGTTCTGGTGTTCCGGCGTCAGCATGGCCAGAAATGCCGCCCACTGCGCCGGGTCATCCACCCACGGCATGGGGCAGCGCTTGCCCGTCACGTCGTAGTGCCGCAGCACGTGGTCGGTGTCGATGCCATAGCGCTGCATGATCTCCCGCGCCAGCGCCGCGGCGTTGGCCACGGTCTCCGGCAGGATGTAGTAGCTGCCATCGGCGCGCTTGCGGCTGCACATCTCAATGCCGATGCTGTTGCCGTTGCGGCACTCGGGATGCCAGTACGCCCGCGCGCCGCAGTGCCACGCCGTGTCGCCCTCGCGCACGGACTGCATCACGCCATACTCGTCCACAAAATAATGTGCGCTCGCCTGCAGGCCGCCCACGCGGTGGTAGTAATCGCAGTTGTTGCGCGCGGTGTCGCCGTTGTTTGCCGTGTAGTGCATCACAATGTACCGCACCGGCTGCGTGCGCCCTGCGCGGTAATTGTCCGTGTTACAAGCAATAAATTCCATTAAGCGCCTCCTTGTGTAAACTTTGCTATCGAATACGGCATCATAGGTCGTGCCGCTCGTTGCCTTGTAGGTCACAGCGCCCCGCGGCCATCTGCGATTGTGATTTCCATATTATTCCCCCTTATTTGTATCTGCCCACGACGTAATAGCTGACCTGCGGGGCATTAACAACTGCATCGGATGCTCTCACACACTGATATGCCGGGGCGTGCGTCAGCCGCGTACCTATGTCGTTTTCTGTGTTCGTCGCAAGCCAGATGTTGCCACTCCCGACCGTTGGCGTCGCCGACACTGCCGGGTTTGCAACAAACGCAAACGGATACGCACGCGCTGCCTTATTTGCCGCGAGGCCCATCCACGATGCGGTATACAGTGCGCCCCATGTCTGGGATGTCATTGCCAGCTCGCCTATGTCAAATAGAGCCCACATCTCGGCAATGCCGGATGCCCATTTGCGCCACGTCCACTTGCCGGTCGTGCCCTGGTCGATGATGGTGTCCGCACTGGAGCTGCCGCCGGACGACGTGCTGGTCGACCGGATGCCGCTGGAGGAGACGCTGCCGGTAAGAGACTTTTTGCCCCAGCCGATCGTCATGCTGGACTTGCTGCCGACCAGACTTGTGTCCAGTTTGGACACCTGCATGATGGTGTCGATGCCATGCGGAGGAGACACCACGCGGACGCTGTCACCGATCGCAAAGGACTCGATCATGATGTCCTGTGCCGACAGGTCCGCCGCCGTGACCTGGATGCCGCGCGACAGGCCGCTGTGCTGTGCCAGATACGACGCAGCCGTCGCTTTGAGCGCGGACGCATCGTCTGTATCGGCTCGCAGCGTGCCGTCGATGCGCCCATAGATGCCCTCTGCCGCGGCGTTGACAAGATACACCTGCCCGCCGTTGACGTCCTCGATGGTCAGCCCGTCCTTGCCGACGGGATAGACGCGCGTGATAAGGTCCGCGCCGTCGATCTCGTCTGTCAGGCCCAGGAGATTTTTGCGCAGCTCGACCGTCTGCGCGCAGCGGTGGTCATACGACGCCAGGCAGTCGAGATAGACGGAGCCGTCCGCATAGCGGATGCGCAGCTCGCCGCCTGAGATCGATGCTGCCTCTTTGGCCAGGTCCAGCATGGACTTGTACTCGCTCGCAGCCAGCGTGATCGATGGCAGCGACGCGCCGACCTCGCCGAGCTTGACCTGCTTGCCGGCCAGGCAGCCGGCATTGTACTGCGTCACCAGCGCGCCGAGGTATGTCGACACCGCCATTGCATTGATTGTATGCGGCGGCTTGCAGATATCCGCAAGCCACATCATGGCACTGTCGATGCTATAAGTGCGCATGCCGCGCAGGTCCGTAGTCGTGTCGACGACAGAGCCGCGGAAGACCTCCGCGCCGTCTTTGCGGATGGAGATTACGGACGCGCGCTTGATGGGCACGTCGCGCATGATGTTGCTCGGCGGCAGCTTGATCGTCGCCGAGCTGGCAGAGCCGACGGCCTCGCTGATTGTGCCGTCCACGATCTCGTAGCCCGGCATGCCGGCCGCAAAAAGCAGCCGGCCGTCGACATAGCCTGCATACATCACATCCACCCCCTGCGGCCCGTCATGGTGATTTTCCCGGCAGTGGCAGCGACCGCAAAAGCATAGTCCTGCTCGCGCCGGATGTGCAGGTACGGGCTGACGGTCTCGCCCGCGCGCAGCTCGACCGGCGCGGACGGCCGAGAGCAGCGCATGATCGTCGTGTCGGTAGTGACGCCGCCGACTGCCGGGTACAGCAGGCGCTCGCTGGCCAAAAAGGCCAGCGACGTCGGCGTAGCCTTGTAAATCTGGACGCGGCGCAAATAGCCATTTTGGTCTACCGGCCCGCCGCGCGCGTGCATGGTGACATACAGGCCATTGGCAGGCACATCTCCGCACCAGCGCGAGCCGCCGTTGTAGACGTTGCCGTCAGCGTCCGTGATCTCGTACCAGCCCTGCGTCGCCTCTGCCGTCACGATGCAGGACCCGGCCGTAGGCCACGGCAGCTGCACACGCACCCAGTTTTCGACCGTCGGGTCGTCACCGGCCCACACGGTCAGCTCCGTGTCCGCGCCGCTGCCGGACACATGCGCGTATGACGATGACGATCCACCGACGGTCAGCGTCTTGCCGACCATCAGGTTGCTTGACGCTGCCAGTACGGGGATGGTGATGGTGGTCTCCGTCGACTCCAGCAGATACGGATCAGCGTCAATCGTGACATCAAAGGTCGTTTTGTCCAGTGATGTGTCCGGCGCGCCGACGGTGCACCGGCCGATGTAATAGCCGGATTTGTTGCTCAGCTCCAGCTTCAGCCGCCGCCCATGTACGGCGGCGGCGAAGCTGTAAAACTCAAAATCCCCGGTCGGTGCAAAGCCAAAGCGGAGCTTGATCTGCCGGTTGCCAAAGACCGGGCCGCCCGTCAGCGCGTCGGTAAGATCGATCTCGCCGTCCGCGCCTGGGACGCTCTCGCTCTGCGTCTTGATGTCCGGCAGGCCAATCTGCACACTCATCAGATCCAGCGCGGTGTACTGTACACCGCCGATTTTACACGTAAGTGCCATTATATCGTCCTCCTGTCCTTGCTCGCGTAGATGCCGCCGAGCGCATAGTCCATGCGCGTGGCGACAGATCCGACAAGCGCGTCTCCGTCCATGTAGATCTGCATCCCTGTGATCGCGCGCTCGAGGCGGTCCATGCGCTCGAGCACGGCGGCGACGTCGCCGCCGGCGCCCGGAGCAGCGGCCGCTTGCAGCGTAGCCGACTGCGCATACAGTCCCTGCATATCCACGCCGACGACGTACTGCGGCTGCAACGACTCGCCGATCTGGCGATTGATGTCGCCGATCGTGGACGCCCAGCCATCGCCGATGCCGGCCGCCATGTTTTGGCCGATATCCGCAAAGACGCGCGACGGGCTATTAATTTTAAGTAGTTTCTTGATCCAGTCGACAAGCCCCGTAAACAGGCCAGACACATCCGACTTAAGCCGCTGCCACTGCTCGACGATGCCTTGCCGGATGCCGTCGACGATGGACTTGCCGATGTTCCAGTAGGACTTTACGGCGGCCAAAAAGCCGCGGACGATCGTCTCCACCAGACGCGGCACAGCCGCGATGATGTGCCCGGCGTTGGACACAAGCCCGGACGCCAGCGCGATGACGATCTCGATGCCCACGCCGATGATCTCCGGCAGCATCGCATAAAAAGACTCGACGAGGTTTGTGATGATGCCAGGGACAGCGTCGATCAGCTGCGGGATCGCCGCGATAAGCCCGCGGGCGAGTGCCAGCATCAGCTGCATCGCAGCCTGGATCAGCAGCGTGATCGACTCCGGGGACGTGATCTTGTCCACGATGCCAAGCAGCGCGGACATCGCCGCCGTCATGATGCCCGGCAGCTGCTCCGCGATGCCGAGCAGCAGCGCCCCGACCAGCTCCACGGACGTGCCGGTCAGGTCAGGCAGCGCGGACAGCAGGCCGGTCACCAGAGCCGCGATAAAGGTCAGCGCGACGGGCATCATGCGCGGCGCTTGCGCCGTGAGCTGCCCAGACAGGGACACGACAAGGTCTCCGACCGCTGCCGCGACCTCGTCGCCGCCGCCAGTCAGCATTTTTGTGACGCCGTCCATAATTAGCGTCAGCGTCGGCAGCAGCTCGCCGGAAATGTTGTTTTTTAAGCCGCTAAAGGCATACTGCATGTTTTGCAGGCTGTCCTGATAGGCTGCGGCCGCCTTGACCGCGTCCGAGCCCATCACACCGCCGAGGTCGTGCACCTGCGCGCGCATATCGGCGACGTCGTCCGCGCTTGTGTTAAGCAGCGGGCCGAGCTCCGTCGCGCCCCTGCCAAGGAGTTTCCCGGCAAGGTATGTCCGCTGCGTCTCGTCGGTCACATTTTGCAGGCCTGCGATCGTGGCATCAAAAAGCTGCTCCTGCGACATGCCAGCGATCTTCTCCTGCGATATGCCGAGCTGCGCAAAGGCATCTGAGCCGCTTTCGGCAGCTGTGGCCAGCGTTTTCATCGCCGGTTTGAGTGACTCAATCGACGCGCCGCAGTGCTGCAGGACAAAATCCCACTCTTGGTAAGCGTCGGACGACATGCCCATCTTTTGCGACATCTTGTCGATTGTATCGCCGTACTCCGCCGCGCCGGTAATCATTTCCTTCGCCGTGTCGCTGATCGCGCTCGCGGCGGTCTTGATTGCCGACGCTGCCAGGTCGGCCAGCGTGCCCTTTAAGACGGACCATCCGCCGGAGGCTTTTTCGGCCTTTGCGCCGGCCTCTCTGGCTGCGTCACCGACATTAGCGACGGCGTCGTCCGTCCCGGAGGCAGCTGCCTCCAGTCGCGTGAGCTGCTGGCGCGTCGACTCGATCTCTCGCTCAAAGTCGCGGTACTGCTCCGGGCTGATCTTGCCATCGGCCAGCTGATTGGACATCGACTCCTGCGCTGCGATCAGCATCTTAAGCTTGTCCTTAGCGCCGGCGATCGACTCGGCGAGGATGTCCTGCTTTTGCGCAAGCAGGACGGTGTTGGTGGGATCAAGCTTGAGTAGCGACTCGACGCCGCGTAGCTCGCCGCTCAGATCGCTCGCCGACTTGCGCGCCTTAAGGATCGCGTCGCCAAGCTTTGTGGTATCGCCGCCGATCTCGACGGTGATGCCCTTAAGTGTCGTACCTTTGCCGCTCAAGCGTCCACCTCCTCCTGCCGCCCGAAGGTGCTGCGCAGACCGTCCACATCCGGCTCAGTCTGCTCCAGTCTCCATGCGTTATCCAGATACTCGCGGCCGTCCTCCGACTGCAGCTTGCGCGCAATAAATGCGTCGCGCAGCAGCAGCATATAGTCGTCCAGCAGCAGATCGCAGACGTCCGGCAAGGACATGTTGGCATACTGTGCCACCAAATGCTCACCGATCGTCTCGATCGTGTAGTGGCATCCCGTACCATCACCGTCATCGGGATAGTACGGGATGGTCAGTTTTTTGCCTTGGTCGCCCCCGCGACAAAGTCGGAGTATACGGCAAAAAAGCCGATAAGATCGTCAAGGGCAAAAAGCCCGGCGACCTCCTTGGGCGTAAAGGTCGCGCCCGTGCGGTTGCAGTTAAGGATGTCGCAGACGATGTCGATCATCTCGTCCACGCCCGCGCTGTCCTGCATAGCCGTCATCCGCTTAAAAACGCTCAGCGGCGGAACGGTCAGCAGCAGCTCGCGGCCGTCCTGCAGCTCCAACGTGAAGATTGCCTTGTGCTGGCCAAGTGTAAATCGATTTGTCATGCCGTGTACACCTCATCGTAGTAGATCAGCGTGCCCTCCGCGTCCATCGGGTCGGCAGCAAACTCAGCGTCGATGACGGTCTCCTTGTCCTTGGCAAAGGCGATCTCAAAGCCGGACTGGTTTTTGCCGACAATACGCACGTAAAGCTCGCGCTTGCCGTCCTTGTCAGCGTGCTTAAAGCACAGCACGTACTTTTTGCCGTCGGCGTTGTCGATGCCGCCGATCTTAACGGATCGCTTCGCGGGGTTCCCGGTCGCAGCGTCGGTCTCCGTCACGCGGGCCGTCGCGCTGAGCTTGGCCAACGTGTTGCCGTCCCACGTCATCACGCCGGACTTGAGCGTCACCTCCTCGGCGGTGAGCACCGTCTTGGACACAAGTCCAAGATCGTCCTTGGCATTGTAAAAGGTGGGCTTGTACGACAGCGTCGCGCCGCCGGAGATGTAGCCCAGGATGTTGTCGTCCGTGCAGATCGCCTCGGTCTCCGGCACGGTCGTGCCGGTGTACTCCTGCACGTAAAGCTTGCCGGATCCAAGCGTGATATCTTTGCGTTTTTTAAGTGCCATAATTATGCAAATCCTTTCTCGGTGTACGCAAAATCGTACACCGTCTCAAAAAAGTGCTCCGTGTCGATCCACATGCGCTCCTCCCGCACGTACTCAAGGCCGAGCGCGTCGAGCCGCTGCTCGATCAGGGCCTCGAGATCCTCGGCTGGCTTTTGCGCGTAGAGCTCGATCGTGATGTTGTGCTCGGTGATGCCGTTGTACAGGTCGGCGCCGCGGCGGGTCGTCCGGTCGTGATAGACGGCATACGGCAGCGACGGCGGCATAGCCCAGCACGTCTCGATGTGCTGGATGCCGTCGAGCACCGTGGGGATGATATCAGCCACCGCTCAACGCCTCCTTTACGGCGTCGAGGTACTCCTCGACGACCTGTTTTTTGGCAAAATCCAAAAAGTGCGTCCCCTCGACGCGCCCGCCGTTGACCTTGGCATGGCCAAAGTTAAGCAGATGCGTGAGGTAGGCGCGCTCCCCGCGTACATACCACGTTTTGGCGTAGTTTGTCGGGGTGTCGGATGTCGTCTTTGAGGCGATGTGCTTGACATACTCTCCGGTGTCGCGTGGAGCCGTCGCCTTGGTCAGCTTGACCAGCTTGCGCATGGCGTTGTCCACCAGTGTGCGGAGCTTACTCTGCACGTCGGCGTTGTACTCCTCCAGCGCGCCGGCGATGGCCTTGTCCAGGGTGGAGATGGTTACAGTCTCGTCGCGCATGCCGTCACCTCACCACGATCTCGAGCCCGCCGTCGCGCGTCTCGTAGGTGCGCTCGACGATGTAGCGCTTTCCCTCGTGCTCGACAAAGCGCTGCCCGTCGTAGTCGCGCCAGTCCGCCAGCCGAAACTGCACCGACGGGTGCAGGCCAACGGCGGCCGCCTGGTAGTGCTCGGCGCGCGTGATGCTTTCGCGCCGGCAAAACACCTCGTGCTTGCCGACGTCGTTGCCGCGCTCGTCAATGGCGATCAGATTGATTACATCATCGTACACACGTCTCCCTCCTTTGCCGGTGTGTCCAATTTGGACACACCGGCGTGTTGTACATTAGCCCTGCATCTGCTGATGGCAGAGCCGATTGTTGATTTTGGCCCGCAGGTAGCGCGGCATCGCCATGGTCGGCTGCTGCCTGCGCTCGTGCAGGTGCGCGGCGTACATCTCCAGCAGCAGCTGGTCGGCCTGATCACTCAGGTCGAGGATGATGCCCTCCGTCCGCAGCATCTTGGCCGCGGCCGCGATCAGCGCCGCAAAGTACTCGTCGCGCTTGGTGTGCGTCACGCCGAGATCAGCCTTGAGCAGCGCAAGCACCGTCTCGGCCGTACCGCCGGCCATCAGTTGGCGGAGTCAGCGGCAAAAGTCGCCGAGGTACCGGCGCGACGTTGTCGTAGCGCACCACCACAAAAGCCTCGCCGCGCACCGGCTTGCCATCGTAGCGGGCGGTCGCCTTAAACGCAGTCTGGTCCTCGATAAATTTTACCTCGCGCGACTGCTCCAGCGTCGTGCCCTCGCGCTCGGCCAGCAGATACAGATCCATGTAGCCGCCGATGATCTCGTTGTCCGGCACAAAGTCCAGCTCCACGATCTGGCCGCCGATGATCGGCATCTCGGACGTCACGCCGGCAGTCAGCGCGGCAGCGCTGTCAAAGGCAAGCGCCTTGCTCTGCAGCGCGATGTGCGTCTTGTGATTGCACACCCACACAGGCGTGCCGTTGGAGTACTTGGGGTCGGCAGCGCCGAGCGCGGTGATCAGATCCGCGTAAAATTCCTCGCCGTTTTTGGCGGCGGAGTTGGCCTTGATGACGTTGGTCGTCGCAAGCGCCGTAAAAGCGCCCTGGTTGGTGCCCCACCATGCGGGCTGCTCGGCGGCTGCCAGTCTGGTTGCGATGCCGACCGGCATCTTAGTGCCAGTGCCAAAAAGAATGGCCTTGTCCAGCGCGTAGCCGATCGCCTGGCCAAGCTGGTCAAGGATCTCGGTCGCCAGGCCGATGTTGTCGTCGTCATCCAGGTAGCAGTTGGAGACGAAGACGTAGCCGCCGACCTTGTAGCCGTCGGTCTCGATCTGGTTGATGGTGATGGTCATCTCGTTGAGCGCGCCCACCATCTCCGTCCACACGGCCTCCGGCACAGTGCCGACGATGTTCTGGCGCGCCTTGCCGCGCACCTGGCGCAGGCGGGTGTAGCCGATCAGCTTGCTGTAGCGGTTGATGTTGTCGCGGACGATGTCCAGCATCACCTCGGGGATGCCGAGGGCTGCGCCGGACACGGCGCGCTGCTGGCCAAGCATCTCACGGGTGCGGGTCAAAAATGCGGTGACGTCCTCGCGGGCAAAAAATGCGTCGCGCTGGGCGTAGGTCATGCCGTAAAAGCGGCTGCGGGCATCGCCGCCCGCGGTGTTGGTAGGCATAGTTTTGTGTGCTCCTCTCTCAGTGTGATGTGTGGTGTTGGTGTGGGCTGCGCTGCGGGCCTCGGCGGCGTTGGCCTCGGCGGCCTCGATCTGCTCGGTCAGGCTCGCGGCATCCGCCTCGGCGGCCTCGATGTCTTCCGTCACCTTGTCGCGGTCCGCCTCAAACTCGCCAATCGCCGTCTCGCAGGCGGCGCGCTCGTCATCAGTCTTGGCCGCCTCGATGTCTGCGGCCAGCTCGCTCTCGCGGGTCTCCAGCGCCGCAGCCTGCTCACGCAGCTGTGCAAGCGTCGCGTTGACGGCAGACAGCTTATTGCGCAGCAGCAGTACTTTAAGTGCCATTGTTGTCTCCTCCTGTCAGTCTGGTTTTCATCTTGGTTTTCCACGCCTCGGCCTGCCGGCGCTGGATCTCGGCGAGATCCGCATGGCGGGCTTTGACGGCGGTCTCCTCGTAGGCCGGATAGGTCACGACAGAGACCTCATACAGCGGATTTACCTTGGTGATCTCCCAGCGGCACTGTCCGCCGCCGAGGTCGACAAAGGTCTCCTCCTCAATGTCAAACCCAAACGAGCACTGGTCGACGTCACCGCGCTGGACGCGCGCATAGAGGCTCATGGCGTCGGCATCGTCTCGGTTGATTTTGATTGTGCCATACAGGCCGCGCGCATCCTCGCGCAGCGTCAGCGTGCCGGCCTTGGTTCGGCCGAGCACAAGCCGTGTGTCATGGTCGATCAGCGCGCGGATGTCGCCGGACAGACATCCGGCAAACGCCCCCGGCTTGACGATCTCGGTCGCCCCGTCCCACAGGATATAGGGACTGTCAAACACGGCAAAATACCCCTCGATGATGAGGTCGTCCCCGTCGTCGCGGGTGCGAAACTGCTGCGGCGTGCTCCGCAGCTGCCGGCCCTGCCGGCTGTTGTTATCAGACATCTTTGCCCTCCTTCTGCTGATCCTGGATCAGCTTTTTTTGGTCGCCGATCATGCCGGCGGGGATGTAGTTTTCCAGCATGACGAGCTGGTCGAGGTCCTTTTTGGGCGTCATGCCCAGCCAGTCGCGTACTTCGTTTCCGGTCATGAGGCCGCGCACATACAGGTCGCACGCGACCGACGACAGGTCGGCCATGCTATAGGCATACAGGCTGCGCGGATTGAGGCGGAAATACCGGGACGGCGAGAGCAGCAGCTTTTTGGTCAGCTCCTGCTGGATGGCCGTTGCGATCTCCATCACCGTCGACCTGACGTAGTTGTTGTAGGCGTCCTGATCATAGTCCCCGACGCCCAGCAAAAACGCTGGGACATGCATCACGCTGGCTACCGTGCGCTTGTCCAGCGTCACGGCATCGTTGATTGCCAGGTCCTGCAGCGACAAAGGCTTGATCTGCTGCACGTCCATCAGGTCGGCCTGCACCACCCACGGCTCTCCGGCCTCGTCGGTGCTCAAATAATCGTCCAAAAATTTGCGTCGGCCCTCTTTCCCGGCAAACTCCTCGGCGATGCCATCCACGCGGACGATAATGGAGGGCTTCCACTTCTCGGACATAAAGCCTTTCTTGGTCGCTGCGGCCTGCTTAAGGCCCGCGGCCACGTCGCGCAGCTGCACCCGGTAGCCGGTGCCGCGCCACGGATAGGTCAAGTCCGGGTGGAGCACAAAGTGCAGCACCTCGTCCGGCGCAAAACTGCGCCCGCGCCACTGCACGACGTAGCTGTCGCCGACCGGCTGCGCGGCCGCATCAGGCATCGGCATCAGGTCGTCCAGGTAGCCGTTGGACGTCACCGGCAGCACAAAGGCGTTTCCATCGCCGGTCGTCAGCATCGTGCGCACGATCCACTCGACCCACGTCTTGCGTGTGGTCGGACCGTAGGGGTTGATATCCACCTTGGTCGCCAGCGCATCGCGCACGCGCACGTCGCCCGCCTTGGTGTTTTCCATCAGATGGATCGTCATACTCGACACGCTCCCGGCGATTGCATCGACCGCCGCGGCGACCTCCGGGCAGTCGATCAGCCGGGTGTAGCCGGGCACCTGCATCGCAGACCCGTCGCTGCCGACGATCCACCCGGTCAGGCCGCCGACGCCTCGCTTTTTGGCCGCCTTGCGGCCCGCGAAAAGTCTCATATCTCACGCTCCTCACGCAAACCAGCCAAGGTCTTTGGCTGCTTTTTCGCTGTTTTCAAGCATTCGGATCGCCGCAAAGACGGACGCATCAAAGACGTCGATGCGCAGCGTCGGCTCGATCTTCTCATATTGGATCATGTCGTCCGTTTTTTCGATCGCTCGGACGTTTTGCACGCAGTACTCATATGGCTCGGCGTGGAGGTAGTACAGCAGGCCGTTTTTCGCAGCCGCTTCGATGTGCCGGAAGCCCTCCGATTTTTTGTAAAAATACTGCGGCTGGTCGATGATCTTAAAGCCGGCCTTTTTCATGCCGGCGAAGTACTCGCGGCAGAATTTCCGGTCGTGCCCGACCTCGGCGATCTTAAAGCCCATCTGCCGCATCCGCACAAACCACGCCACGATCTCGGCGTGGTTGACGGACTTGTCGTTGCTCATGCTCAGCCAGCCGTCCTCCTGCCAGCCAAACAGTGGGATGTTGTCCTCCTCAGCCTTGACGGCCGCTGCCGTGATCGGAAACCAACAGTGCGGGATGATGATGTTGACGCCCTGATACACACCGTACAGGCAGGCCGCCGTCAGGTCGTGCATCTTGGACAGGTCCGCGCCGCCGTACCACTTGATCGGCAGCTTCGCCAGCTCCTCGATCGTCCAGTGATATTTGGCATCCGACGCCCGAAACTCCGCAATGTTAAAGTAAGCCTTCATGGCCGATGTATAGACATTCAAGGACTTTGCAAAAAAGTCTTTGCGCTGCTGCGGGTCGTTTTGCGCCTGCAGCGCATCGTTCATGATGTCTTGCGGCCGGATGGACTCCCCATAGGCGGGGTTGGCCATGCGCTGCACGTCGGCGTTGGTGTAGTCCACGTTCCCGGCCTCGTCGACCGGCGCCGCCGCGATAAAGACAAACAGCGCATCCGCGTCCGCGGACTTGATCGTGCCGTTGAGGATCTGCCGGCAGTACTTAAGCCGGTGCCCACAAAAGCTGTTTTCGCGGTCGCCCGCCGTGGAGATGCCGATGACCAGCTTGTTGGTGTACGCCTTGGTCGCCTCCTTGAGTACGTTGTACTGTTTGGGCGACTTGTAGGCGTGCAGCTCGTCGGCGATGATGATGTTGGCGTTAAAACTATCCTGCTGGTCCGGGTTGGACGCCAGCGCGTTGATGTAGATAGATCCGTCTCCGACGCTGCCGGAGATGCTGCGCTCGGCGTTGTTGTCCAGGATGCGCAGGCCGTTGGGGTCGTCGTCCTGGGACAGGCCGAGCCGCCGCACGTTGTAGGCCAAAAAGCCAAAAGACTCGAGCGACTGCTTGAGCGCAGCAGACACGATGTACACCTTGGACCCGGACGGCGACTCGATCAGCGCCAGCGCCCAGGCGAGTGCGGCCGCAAAGGTCGTCTTGATGTTTTTGCGCGGCACAAAGATAAACGCCTCCTTAAAGCGGCGCTCCGACGTGCCGCGGAGGTAAAAGCCAAGCAAGTTGTACACGCAAAACTTGTGGTAGGGCAGCAGCAAAAACGGCTGCCCGCGCAGCGGCGTCGCATCCAGGCGCTGCCCCTGCTGGTGGCACAGCATAGTCTCGATCAGCTCGATCGCGTACTCCGCCTCGGCCGGCCGAAAATCCCAGCGCGGGTCGGCAAGGTCCGCGGCAAAACGCTCGCACGCCTGCCGGATGTCCGGGCAGGCGAGGATTGTGCCGTCCAGGCAGCCGGTGACGTAGTCCCAGACCGCCTGTGCATTGTGATGGTCGCCGAGCTTTGCCCGGAGGCTGCCCATGTCGTGCTGCGTCATTTGCCCGCCCTCTCTCGTGCCTGCGCCAGCGCCCGC